GCCTTTGCGGAGCCGGTAACTATTCGGCTGATGTGGCAGATTACACCCTTTTGGTAAAGGTGGGTGTGGCCGCAAAGAAAAATTTCCAAGATGTTCAAACCTTGCTGAAAAGAGTTGCCCCAGTCAACTTGGTTTTGGTAGTTCAACAGTTGTTCAATATTCACCAAGTATTGGGCGGGTTTACCCATGCCCAACTTGCTTGGTACACCCATTCTGAAGTAAGAACAGAAGAACTTCAAACCCATGAATATACCCCACACAAAACACTTCGGCCCTTCACCCATGCCCAGCTTGGAGGGCTGGAAAACAAATCTATCAGAAAGGAAATGACAGATGGCACAGTTCACACCTAATTATGATCTGGTGAAACCAGCCCAAGAAGATTTCTACAATGTGGACGATCAGAACCGCAATATGGATAAAATTGATACGGCCCTAAAAGCCCATGATGATTCCTTGGCCGGAAAAGCGGATCTTGGGGAAGATGGTAAGGTGAAGCCTGAACAGCTTCCCGATTCCAGTTCTGACCCCACAGAAGCGATTGAAGAAGCCATTAACACCCACAATGAAAGCCCTTCCGCCCATGCTGATATTCGGGAAACTGTGAAAAAAGCCCTTTCCGCCGCACAGACCGCACAGGAAACGGCGGATTCGGCCTTGGAAGCTGTGTCAGGGTTGATTTATACCATTGATGTTGTTCCGTCGCAGAACGGCACCCTAACCTATAATGGCGGGGAACAAAGCCCGTCTTGGAACAGCTACAACCCGGAAACTTTGACCCTTGGCGGAACCACAACCGCCACCAATGCGGGAACTTATACCGCCACCTTCACCCCCAAAGGAAAGTATAAGTGGACAGATGGAACGCAGACCCCCAAACAGGTAACTTGGACAATCAACAGGGCCACGGTTTCTGTCCCTTCTCAAAGCGGAAGCCTTACTTATACCGGTTCCACTCAAAGCCCGACTTGGGCCGGTTATGACAGTTCTAAAATGACCATCGGCGGCACTACCAGCGGCACCAACGCTGGAAGCTATAATGCCACTTTCACCCCCGGTTCTAATTACCAATGGACGGATGGGGGAAGTGCGGAAAAAGCCGTTGCTTGGACGATTGGAAAGGCCACAGGAAGCCTTTCTTTGAACAAATCTTCCATTTCCCTGAATGTTTCTAAAATGTCTGACACAATCACCGTGACCCGCCCCGGCACCGGCGTAATCAGCGCCGTGTCCAGCGCCCCCAGCGTGGCTTCTGTGAGCGTTTCCGGGAATGTGGTAACTGTTACCGGCAAGGCAAAAGGAAACGCCACAATTACCGTCAGCGTGGCCGCAGATACCAACTATACTGCCCCGGCTGATAAAACCTGTTCCGTTAATGTCACGCTTCCCACGAATACCCTGAATGATAACGATTGGGCCACCATTAAACAAGTCAGTGATTCCGGTAAGGGTTCCAGCTATTGGGCGGTTGGTGATATGAAGTCCATTCAGATCAACGGCAAGGTTGGGAACTTCACTTTCTCCAATCTGACCATCAACACCTTCATTTTGGGCTTCAACCACAACAGCGGCAAGGAAGGGAATAACAAAATTCACTTCCAGATTGGCAAAATCGGCACCACAGCGGTTGCCCTTTGCGATAGCCAATATAACAGTAATCAAAACAACAATGGCTATTTCAATATGAATCCTAATAATAGCAATAGTGGTGGTTGGAAAGAAAGCTATATGCGGAAAACGCTGTTGGGCAACACCGGCACACCCACAAGCCCCCCTTCCAATTCGCTGTTGGCGGCTTTGCCTTCCGCCTTGCGGAATGTGATGAAGCCTGTAACCAAGTACACGGATAATGTGGGCAACAATACCGGCAATACCCAAAGCAATGTGACCAGCACCACCGATTACTTGTTTTTACTGGCTGAATATGAAGTGTTCGGTTCCAGAAGCTATGCAAATAGCTATGAACAAAATTATCAGGTGCAATATGATTATTACAAAGCTGGTAACAGCAAAGTAGCCAATAATCACACCAGCACCACCTCGGCGGTGTGGTGGTGGTTGCGTTCCCCTAATTACAACAACAATAACAATTTCTGCAATGTCAACAACAACGGCAACAACAACAATAACAACGCTTACTACTCGGCTGGCGTGCGGCCCGGATTTTGCGATTGCGAGGTCAAATGGAGTAACAGAAACCCGGCTTTTGGATTTCAGGTGAAAGACGACCTTCGCAAAAGGAGAGATACTTCCTTGGGTAGCCAATCCCTAAAACTGCCCTTTGATGCCCTTACACGGACGCTTCTTGCATGGTGGGGGATCGTGCCATATCCCATTTCATGTGCAAGGGCAAAGCAGATTAGACGGCACCCTACAATTTATCTGTACGAAAGGCGAATACTTATTTTTATGACAAGCCAAGAACGGCATGAAGCAAGATACCAGCGCCGCAAAGCAAAGCGGCAAGCGAGAAAACAGGCCCGGTGTAATGCCCTTGGGCCTATGGAAAAGATCTTTTCCTATCGCAAAATGTTCTTCTATGGGAAGAAGTGCTGTAACGGGGTACGGTGGAAACAGAGTGTTCAGAACTTTGAAGGACACCTGTTTTCAGGAACGGCCAACAGACGGCGGAAGGTTTTGGATCAAAACTGGAAGCCTATGAAATGTACCCACTTCACCTTATGTGAGCGGGGCAAAGTACGGCCCATAGATGCACCCCATATTACAGATCGACAAATCCACAAAGCCCTTTGTAATGAAGTTCTGACCCCTTTATATGGCCCCTGTATGATTCACGACAACGGAGCAAGCCAAAAGGGGAAGGGCCTTCACTGGCACTTCCGCCGCCTGAAGGAACAGC